TGGAGACAACATTGGTGTTACTGAGCAAGCAGAGACCCAAATGGCAGCCAATGACCAAGAGGCTGGGAATATGCAGAAACTTGAAACTTCAGCACAGTTGGGTATCTAATGGACGCCCGTTGGCTTAAAGACAACACCAAGACAGAAGTACTAGGCTACCGTAATGCCCTAGACGCCTTGAAAGAAATTCTTCTGAAAGACTTTGCAAAGAAAGAGTCAGTCAGAGACTACTCTCCGGGCTGGGAGTTTAAACAAGTGGCCGCGAATGAATACAACGCAGTGTTAACCGACATTGTTAAACTTATCACAATTGAAAAAGAGTAACCATGCTTTTTGAAGACCAGACTAAACCCAACCCCGCAGACACTACTCAAACCAACGAGGACTGGCTAGCAAAGGTTGTAGAGGCAAAGGGAGAGACGTTTAAAGACGTTCAAGTTCTTGCTAAGAGTAAACTAGAAGCTGATCGCTATATTAAAGAGCTTGAAGAACAAGCCAAGGCGCTCCGCGAAGAGGTTGCTAAGCAAGACTATTCGGCTAAACTTCTTGAACAACTACAGAACAAGGCACCAAACACTACCAACGGTAATCCTGTAGCGCCCAATCAGAATAACGGTAGCACGACTCCTAGCGATACCAAGCCAGAGAATAGTGAAGATATTCTAAAAGCCCTTGTAGAAAAGACTTTGACTGAGCGTGAGGCTAACGCCACTGCCGAACAGAATGCTGCCGTAGTGCGTAATGCACTGGTAGTTAAGTACGGTACTGATGCTAAGGCTCACGTGGAACGTAAGGCACAAGAACTTGGTATGTCATACAGTCGTCTAGAGACTCTGGCCACTGAGTCACCTAATGCCTTTCTTACTTTGATTGGTGAACCTAAGCAAGACTTCAAACCTCTTACCCAAGGCTCTATCAATACACAGTCGGTCTCTGTACAACAGCCGTCAACCCGTAACTGGACCTTCTACCAGAACCTACGCAAGACGAATAAGACTGAATACTTCAAACCTGCCACCCAACAGCAAATGCTTAAGGATAAGCTTGCTATGGGTGAGCGATTCGGCAACTAAGGAGAATTTAAATGTCGGGTATGTCTACTGCTAACCTAACCCAACTGACTCGTGCTAACCTCTGGTCTTCGGAACTGAAAGACATTCTGCAAGATGAGATGCAAGCACAGAAGTATGTGCGCCTGCTTGATGGCTTCCCTGATGGTGATACGTTTAATATCCCGTCTATCGGTGACCTGCAAGTGGATAACTACGAAGAGGATACTGATGTTCTCTTCCGTCCGATGGACACTGGTAACTTCACGTTCTCGATCACCGAGTACCTGTCGTCTGCCACCTACATCACGAAGAAGGCCCAACAGGATGCGTTCTATGCTTCCATGATGGAGTCCACCTTCGTGCCTAAGCAGAACCGTGCAATCATGGCTCACTTCGAGACCACCACGTTTGCAGCCCCTGAGGCTGGTGTTGCTGCCAACAGCACCCAGTTGATTGACTCGCTGAAGCACCGTTGGGCTGCTGCTGGCTCGGGTGCAACCATGGACGTCACGGACTTTGCCCGTGCTGCTTATGTGTTGAAGAAGCTTAACGTACCGGATACCAATCTGGTGGCTATCGTTGATCCTTCGGTTGAGTACACCATCAACACAATTACTAACCTGACTAACATCAGCAACAACCCCATGTGGGAAGGCATTGTTACCTCGGGTATCGCTACTGGTATGCGCTTCGTCAAGAACATCTACGGCTTTGATGTTTACACGTCGAACTACCTGAAGACTAACACTGACTCGGCCCTGCAAGTTGGTAAGGTTAACTTGTTCTTCTCGGCAGCTTCTGACGTGAACCCCTTCATCGGTGCATGGCGTCAACAGCCTGAGGTTGATTACGAGTACAACAAAGACAAGCAGCGCCACGAGTATGTTACTACGGCACGTTATGGCGTCAAGCTGTATCGTCCTGAGAACATGATCCGCATTGCTTCCAAGACTAACGTGTAATAGGAGGACAATATGTCTTACACTAACGCTGACGGGACCTATGTCCTTACTGGTACTGATCAAGGTGCTGTACTGCCGCAAGGCAGCACCAGCTACCCGGTGCTCCGCTCTCTGGTAGTGGACATCCCGGACTTTACCCTGATTGGTACTACCTTTACTTCGGCTAACCTGACCCCCAATTGGCCCTCGATTCCGGCCAATGCTTTGATCACTGATGCTAACCTCATCATGACCACGGCTGCTACTTCGGGTGGTGCGGCTACCCTCTCGATTGGTACCTACAATGCTGCTGGTACGGCTATTAACGCCACTGGCATTGATGCTACGATTGCTCTGACTGCTATGGATGCAATTGGTGAAGTAGTTCAGTGTGATGGTGCTCAGGTTAACGGTGTTATCACCGTGGGCACTGCTCCTGCCTACGTGGGTCTGATCTACGCTACGGCTGCCTACACCGCTGGTGCTGGTAAGCTGATCATCTCGTACCAGACTTACTAAGAAAACTGTGGGGTGCCTTCGGGTGCCCCACTACCCATCCTAGGAGCCACCAATGGTTGACCACTCTACCCTCACAGACCCAGAGCTTCACGAACCTAAGGGCGCTGCTACAGCCACCTCTGGCCAAGTCTATGTCGCCAACGGCTCTGGCAGCGGTGTCTGGGCTAAGCCATTCAAGTACGTAGGGGTGGCCTCAGCCTACTCCACAGGCGCTCCCTACGCCCATGCTACGACCACTGGTGACACCGCACTGAACCCCACTGTAGCCACTCTTAACTCGTCTCAGTTCACTGTACAGACCTCCCCTAACCTACGCCTACGCTACGATGGGGTAGAGGCTCTTCGTGCCCATGTAACAGTTAATAGCTCTGTCACTCACGCTGCTGGTGCTGACCGTAACCTTGAGTTTGTTGTGTTCAAGAATGGTGTTGCAGTAGCTGACTCCCGTGTCATTGAAACAGTTAGTACTGCAACCTATTCCACCTTGGTACTGGCTTACGACCTGTCTCTTGTGACTAATGACTACATAGAGTTCTTTGCTAAAGGCTCAGCAGCTTACACCACCAACCATGTTAAATTCTATGCCTCCATTGAAGGTCATGTAGTCTAATGAAGCGCACTCTTCTTGAGATGGTACAAAGCATCTTGTCCGATATGGATAGTGAGGGTGTAAACTCTATTTCAGATTCTGATGAAGCACAACAGATTGCTTCTGTAATCAAAGACGTGTTCTACAACATTACCTCTGCTCGCAAGGTCCCTGAACATGACCGCTTGATCAGCCTTACTGCGCTGACTGACAGCGCTAAGCCCACCCACTTCCTGTACCCAGAGCACGTTAGACAGATCAGGTTGTTCGAGTACAACTCTCGTGAAGTATGTTGGAAAGACCCGGTAGACTTCCTTGACTCGATGCCTAGCTTTGGTCAGGATGGTGCTGTAGCTGTTCTTGACCCTATCTCTGGTACTACTCTCTACATCAGAGATGATAAAGACCCTAGCTTCTACACTAGCTTTGATGATCAATACATTATATGTGACAGCTATAACTCTAACATCGACACCACCCTACAGAACTCCAAGTCTCGCTGCTGGGGTTCTCAGCACCCTACGTTTGTAATCTCTGATGATTTCATTCCTGAACTGGATGATGTACTGTTCCCTTACTTCCTTGCTGAGGCTAAGTCTACCTGCTTCTCTATCTTCAAGAGTGGCAGTGACCCCAAGATTGAACAAGCGGCTAGACGCCTGAAAGCTTTTGTACAGAATGACCTGCATAGAACAAAGCTACTCCCACAACGGCCACACTACGGACGCAGTCGTTAACTTTGATGATCAAGAGGCTAAGATCACCTCTACCGCCACAGTTGTAACCTACCGAGTATACAAGCCTAAAGACCAGACTGCTTTCTTTCGTATTGCCTCTAGTAAATCAGTAGTTCCTAATGTTCTAGATGGCCATTGGGTTGGAATACAGAAGGCAGTAGACGCAGTTGTAAAGTACCTTGCAGACCACGGGGAAACCCAGAATGCAAAGAATCACAGACT